GGCTGTTCTGGATGCGCTTAAGAAAGGATCAAGCGCAATATGGACGAAAGCTACGCTATTTCGCGAACGGTGAGTACGGAAGCGACACTGAGCGACCTCATTACCACGCTATCATCTTTGGTATGCCTTCGTGCTATCACGGTAGGACAAGGCATTATCGATTTAAAGCCGGACTCAACTGTTGTAATACATGCGACGCTGTCGCACGATGCTGGCCTCATGGAGGCGTCGATCTGGGTCAAGTGGAACGAGCTAGCGCCGCTTATGTTTGCGGATATGTTACAAAAAAGCTTACCGACCCAGACGATTACCGACTTGGTGGAAGACATCCTGAGTTCTCGCGCGTCTCGAAACAAAATGGAGGGTTAGGTGCTAGGTACATTCCGGAAGTCGCGAGCAAGCTGCTCGAGCTTCCCCCTAAATTTCTGGCAGCGTTGCCTGATGTCCCTACAGCTCTACGCCACAGGGGAAAACCGTGGCCATTGGGACGGTATCTCACGCGAAAACTACGTGAGCAGATTGGCCGGTCGCCTGATGCTCCTCAATCGGTCCTTGACGACCGCAAAGCAGAAGTGCAGCTCTTGCGCAAGTATGCGGAAGAGAATATCTCGCGTCATATTACGTTCTCGCAAGTATATAAAAGCCTCTGTCTCGAAATAAACGCTCCGGCGTTTAACGTCCTCGCAAATCGGCAACAATATCGAAAGCATCGGTACACGCTATGAAAAGGCATAAACATGGACTCTCTTCGACTTTTCTCGCGTCAATGGACCTCGGCGAGATCATTCCAATCAATCTTGTCGAAATATTACCTGGGGACACTCTCCAAAAAGCGACCTCTGCACTTATTCGCTGTTCTCCTTTGTTGGCCCCCGTCATGCATAAGGTTAACGTGGATATCTATGATTTCTTTGTTCCTAATCGTCTGGTGTGGGATGACTGGGAAGACTTTATTACCGGGGGTGAGGATGGCGAGGACGCTTCTGTATTTCCTACTATCACTACGCCTGCTTCTACTGGCTTCGCTGTCGGCTCTCTCGCTGACTATTTGGGTGTCCCTCCTGGCGTGGCTTCACGCGAGGTCTCTGCCCTACCTTTTCGCGGCTATGCACTGATCTTCAACGAGTGGTTCCGCGATCAGGACCTGGTTACGCCGCTCGTCATCGACACGACGTCAGGTGCCGATACCACCACCTCGGTGGCTCTTCAAAACGCTGCTTGGCCCAAAGACTATTTCACATCTGCACGGCCGTGGGAGGCTAAGGGGCCGGAGATCACTATTCCAATTGGCACCACAGCCCCCGTTACTAGTACGGGCGCACAAGTCACCCTATCGACCGTTGGAAACAACGAGAATCGCGCCCTGACGTATTTCACGGCTACGTCTCGCTTGGCCACCACGGTGGATCTCCCGAATGCCGGCAGTGTTAAGTTCGGCGGGACGACCGGCCTTCAGGCCGATCTGTCGTCCGTTTCTGGCATTACTCTCAATCAATTACGCGAGGCGGCGGCCTTGCAACGTATGCAGGAGGCGCGCGCTCGCTATGGAAGTAGATATGCTGAGTATCTCCGTTACCTGGGGGTCCGGTACTCGGACTCTCGTCTACAACGGCCCGAATTTCTCGGGGGTGGGCGAGATGTTATCCAATTTTCTGAAGTACTCCAAACAGGACCCGGAGATGATCCTGTCGGTGACCTCAAGGGTCATGGTATTTCAGGAATGCGCTCAAGAAGATGGAGGCGCACGTTCGAAGAACATGGGTTCCTCTATACCTTCATCATCGTTCGGCCCAAGTCAATTTACGCCGACGGCTTGGAACGCCCTTGGAATCGGCGCTTCAAGGAAGACTTCTGGAACCCGGAACTGCAGTTCATCGGACAACAAGCAATCTTAAATAAGGAGGTAGACTTCTCTCATGCTACCCCCGAAGGTGTATTTGGCTATCAAGATCGGTATGATGATTATCGATCTGCTTGGTCGCGTATCGCGGGGGACTTCCGTACCACCCTCGATTTCTGGCACTTCGCCAGAATCTTCGGTTCCTCCCCCGCCCTCAACGAAACATTCATTAAGTGCGTTCCTTCGGAAGAGCCTTTCGCGGTTCCTTCCGAAGACGTTCTCTACATCACAGCTAATCACAGTATTCAAGCACGCCGTCTGGTGGTTCCAGTTGGCAAGTCTATGCTATTCTAAGTATCTCGAATTGGAGGCCGATATGGCTAGTCGGAATGGACCTCTCTTCAAAGGACCGTCGTTTGAAGAGATGCTTGAAGAGGCGGTAAAAAAACACAATGATCGCATTGTGGCTAATAATCCGAAGATTTATCATTCGGAACCATCACAACACGATATTCTCTACCGGGCCGATCTCGACCGTAATCAAACTCTATTCTTTCCTGACGGCGTCCCGGTCGAACCATCTCTTGGAATGCCCGAACCAGAAGACATCGCGGATCGCGTTCGTCGTCAAATACAGGGCAAGGAACTTGCTCGCATGGCCGCTGACCTCGGAGTCGATAGCTTCGAAGAAGCTAACGACTTTGAGGTCGAGGAAGGCCAAGACTTGTGTCCATATTCAGGACACGAATATTCCGAGCAAGACGAACAAAACGACAGCGTTGCTTACGCTAACCTACTAAAAGAAAAAGAAGAAAAAGAAATCCTTGACGCGAAGGAAAAGAAGCGTCAAGAATACTTGGAACTTAAAAGTCACTTCGAATCTACTAATTCCCCGGTTCCGCCACCCTCACCGGGGGAGAGCGCGGATAAAAAATAGTCCGTCGCTCGTAGACACTTGTGCAGGCCTGGCCTGCACAAGTGTCTACTTTTTCTCATAGCTTGTTCAAAAGCTCTCCTCCCCTCATAGCGCCATGTCTCGCTAGACATGGCGCTCCATCAGTAAGAACATGTTCTGTCAGAGCCTGCCCCTTACAAAGTGGGGGCAGGCTCTGGCAGGGCATGTTCTGTTGGTGGGACCCCCCTACCTTCCCTTCAGAATAACAAGCGCGGTAGCGCTGGCACGCCCTCCTTGGCGTGCAAAAACGGCTTAGGGGACTACAGGCCCCTAAGCCCCAAACTCGATCAGAGTTGACAGCAGAGTGGTCTTACTTGATGATCACTCTGCTAACTGATACCGGGGATAGCCACATGGCAAAGAGTCGAGGGCGTGATGTCTCAATCACTAGGGGAACCCTGCCCCTCAATACAACTCGATATGTGGCAGTCAATCCCCTCGGTATCTCCAACCCGTCGCCGATCGTCATTACAAGTCCAACTCGATCGTATGTCGTCCAGCGGGACGCCTACGACATTACGCCACAGCCAACGCCTTCTAATCGCGTGGCTAAGAATGCGACGGGAAACAACCTCTACCGGCCGCCTGCGAATGCCAAAAAAGTCACGGTCTGTAAAAGTCGTGCTATTCGGAAGGAAGTCTTATTCGCTACTGGTTACGGCGGCCGGAACAACATGAAAACCGCACGGTTTACTCGCAATTCAAAGGTTAAATGCAAATGATTGGCGCTCTAGCTTCGGCTTTCGGCAATATAGCCTCCGGCATAGGAGGCGCAATCTCTTCAAGTAAGGCTGCCGAGAAGTCCTATCGCCAGCAAAAGGAGTTTGCGCAAAATGGTATCCAATGGAAAGTCGCCGACGCAAAGGAGGCTGGCATTCATCCCCTTTACGCATTGGGTGCGAATACCCATTCATTCGCGCCTGTTGCTGTCGGCAACACTAATCCACTCTCCGGCCTTGCCGAGGCGGGACAGGATATATCTCGCGCGGTGGACGCTACTCGTCCTGCGAGCGCAAAGGTGGATGCGATTACTGCGACACAACAAGCCCTCGCAACTGAGAGGATGGGGTTAGAAAATGAGCTACTACGTTCACAGATTGCAAAAAGTAGAACGGAATCTAACCCGCCTATGCCTACAGCAGGCGACAGAATGCTTGTCGAAGGACAAGGAAATTCGCCTCTTGTTAAAACGTCGCCTATGGCCCGCCAGTCTTCCGGTTCTGCAACGTCTCAAGAAGCGGGTGCAGTCTCGGAGATGGGCTATTTACGAACGCCTACAGGTTGGGCGCCAGTGCAGTCAAAGGACGCTAAGGATCGCACAGAGGACGACATTGCTGCCGAGCTTACTTGGGCTATCCGTAATCGATTACTGCCTTCGGTGGGAATTCAGCAGCAACCACCTGCGGACGTTAAGCTCGGACCCAACGAATTTTGGAAGTGGAATCCTCTCAAACAGGAGTATTACATAAAGCGTCGTAGCAACAGCCGCTGGATGTCTGGTGGCTTCAACAGAGGAACGGATCACTAATGCGTCACCGTAAGAAAGGCCGCCGCCGCGGTAACAGGAAGAAGTTCAATCACAGCCGCGGGCGCGGCGCTCCTCTCCGGATTGGTTTCCGGCTCTAAGGATCGTTATGGGTCTCTGTCAAAACCCGACCTTTATTAAAGGTCTGATCTTGCCCTGCGGGCAATGCATGGCATGTCGCCTCCAACGAAAGCGCGTATGGACCCATCGCGTCATGTTGGAGGCTTCGCTCCATTCTCTCAATGCGTTCGTCACGCTAACGTATTCGGACGAACACCTACCGGGAGGAGGAAGTTTAAATCCAGAACATCTACGGCTGTTCTGGATGCGCTTAAGAAAGGATCAAGCGCAATATGGACGAAAGCTACGCTATTTCGCGAACGGTGAGTACGGAAGCGACACTGAGCGACCTCATTACCACGCTATCATCTTTGGGATGCCTTCGTGCTATCACGGTAGGACACGGCATTATCGATTTAAAGCCGGATTCAACTGTTGTAATACATGCGACGCTGTCGCACGATGCTGGCCTCATGGAGGCATCGATCTGGGTCAAGTGGAACGAGCTAGCGCCGCTTATGTTTGCGGATATGTTACAAAAAAGCTCACCGACCCAGACGATTACCGACTTGGTGGAAGACATCCTGAGTTCTCGCGCGTCTCGAAACAAAATGGAGGGTTAGGTGCTAGGTATATTCCGGAAGTCGCGAGCAAGCTGCTCGAACTTCCCCCTAAATTTCTGGCAGCGTTGCCTGATGTCCCTACAGCTCTACGCCACAGGGGAAAACCTTGGCCATTGGGACGGTATCTCACGCGAAAATTGCGTGAGCAGATTGGCAGGTCACCTGATGCTCCTCAATCGGTCCTTGACGACCGCAAAGCAGAGGTGCAGCTGTTGCGCAGGTATGCGGAAGAAAATATCTCGCGTTATATTACGTTCTCGCAAGTATATAAAAGCCTCTGTCTCGAAATAAACGCTCCTGCGTTCAATGTACTCGCAAATCGCCAACAATATCGAAAGCATCGGTACACACTATGAAAAGGCATAAACATGGACTCTCTTCAACATTTCTCGCCTCAATGGATTTGGGCGAGATTATTCCGATCAATTTGGTCGAAATCCTTCCCGGCGATACTATGCAGAAAGCAACGTCTGCTCTTATTCGCTGTTCACCTCTGTTGGCCCCCGTTATGCATAAGGTCAACGTGGATATCTATGATTTCTTTGTTCCTAATCGTCTTGTATGGGACGACTGGGAAGATTTTATCACCGGCGGAGAAGATGGTGAGGACGCTAGTGTATTCCCGACTATCACTACGCCTGCTTCTACTGGCTTCGCTGTCGGCTCTCTCGCTGACTATCTGGGTGTCCCTCCTGGGGTGGCTTCACGCGAAGTCTCTGCCCTACCTTTTCGCGGCTATGCACTGATCTTTAACGAGTGGTTCCGCGATCAGGATTTGGTTACCCCGCTGGTCATTGATACGACCTCGGGTGCTGATACGACCACTTCGGTCGTTCTTCAAAATGCGGCTTGGCCTAAGGATTATTTCACTTCTGCACGGCCTTGGGAGGCCAAGGGGCCGGAAATCACTATTCCGATCGGTACGACAGCGCCCGTTACAAGTACGGGCGCACAGGTCACGCTATCGACCGTTGGAAACAGCGAGAATCGCGCCCTGACTTATTTTACGGCGACGTCTCGCTTGGCGACTACGGTCGATCTGCCGAATGCCGGCAGTGTTAAGTTTGGCGGCACAACCGGCTTGCAGGCCGATCTCTCGTCAGTTTCTGGCATCACTCTCAATCAATTACGCGAGGCTGCGGCCTTGCAACGTATGCAGGAGGCGCGCGCTCGCTATGGAAGTCGATATGCTGAGTATCTCCGTTATCTGGGGGTCCGGTACTCGGACTCTCGTCTACAACGGCCCGAATTTCTCGGGGGTGGGCGAGATGTTATCCAAT